TGAAACACTGGCAAGTAATTGGTGGGTTACACCGAATGTTAATTTTGATTGCCAAGCACCAATAGATTTAATGGATACAGATAACTGGAATGATGTACGTGATCATCTTTTCCATAATAAACGTAATTCTGGTTTCGATACAAATGTTGGTATGACAGAAAAATTCTATACAAAAAATCCACAATACGATAGCGCACCCACTAGTTTTACAGACAGTAATCCTGTCACGAACTATCACCATGACAGAACAGTGCGTGAAGTAGAAATATACATGAAGACTTTAAGAACACCAATTGGTTCTATCTCTAGAGTGTTTAGAGCAAATAAAGGGTTGAACTCTGGTATTCTACCAAAAGTAACAATATACACACCAGAGAATCAAGCTCCACTACCACCAGTTACTGGAAACTAATCTATGTCTATAGATGCCAATTATACTTATTTAATGGGTTCAGAAGATGCGAGTCATCCGACTCGTAATACTTGGAATTCATATAACTTTTTTCATACTGCAATATATCAAAGAACTGTTATTCTTAATGGTGGAGATTTAACTGCAACTGAAAGATGGTGGAAAACTCCACTTCCATATCCACCATTTAATGTTAGAGCACCAGAAGATTTACTAACAGAAACTGACTGGAGATCTCTCCGTAATTGGATATGCGATACGGTTAAGGGTGGATGGATAGATGATGTGGATTTCTTTAACGAACACCAAGGGCTAGGAATAATGGCAAAACGAGATAGCACAATACAATTAGTTCAGGCTACTACTGGACCAAATTCAACAACAACATTATCAAGAGATGGTGATTATGTTATTCATACATTTACTCAGTCAGATTATCTTACTGTTACAAATGAAGGTATTGTTGAATATCTTCTAGTTGGTGGAGGTGGTGCTGGTGGTGGTAACTACGGTGGAGGTGGTGGAGGTGGAGGAACAGTGTTAACTGGCTTCAAACGTCTGGCACCTGGAACTTATGATATTGTTATTGGTGCTGGTGGTGGAAGATTTTCTACTGGACAGGACATTGGTAACACTGGTCTTCAATCACAGGCTGGTATAAGAGATAGTACTGATGGTGATAATACAACTGCATTTGGTATTACTGCTTATGGTGGTGGTGCTGGCGCAGGAACAACTACTAATACTTTTGCTGCTGTTGCTAGAGTTAAAGACGCACCTCAGGCAACTCCATTTGTAGTTGATAACTCAATGGCTATCGGTTCTGGTGGTGGTGGATCTGCTGCAAACCCTACTGGTGCATTTAGCAGTTCACACACAAAGGGATCTAACTATTTTGGGTACAGAGGTGGTAATGCATATGCTAATGGTGGAACAGCACAAGTTTATCTCGGTGGTGGAGGTGGTGGAGCTGGTGGTCCAGGATATGATGCGAACGCATGGACACTTAGCAATGTAGTAATTTCCAATAGAACTGCCACATCCACAGTCAATAGTGCTACTGCTAACTCCAATACAATAACTGCAACTACTGCAACTGGAACCATAATTGTTGGTATGGTGATATATGGTTCTACTGCAATTCCAAATGGAACTTTCATTAAAGAAATTAGTGGAACGACATTAACACTTAGCACACCGACAACTGCTGCCATATCAAATGCTTCTCTGACATTTGGTGGAGTATTCACATGTGATTCAACACCATACTTAAAAGACGAAGCATCAGTTATTATAACTGGAACTAATACTGGTACAGGTAGCATCAGTGGATATGCTTCAAATAACTTATATCAAATTATTAAAAGCACTAATGGATCATTCTCTTTAAGTACAACAGCTGGAGCAGATGTCACTATAACTGCTGGAACATTGACTGGACTTACATTTGTGGTAACTACTCGTCAGTCTGGTGCTGGTGGTATTGGTATTGCTTCTAGCATTAGCGACACTGAAACTTACTACGGTGGCGGTGGTGCTGGTGGCTGTCATGGAACATTGGACATAGGAAATGTTGGTGGACTTGGTGGCGGTGCTTCTTCTAAAGACGCTAATCAACAATCCGCAACAACTAACGATGGTGTTGCAAATACTGGTGGTGGAGGTGCTGGTGCTACTGGTGCAGCAGGTGTAACTGGTGCTGAAATTGGTCTTGGTGGTTCTGGTATTGTTATTGTTCGTTATCCAAAGAACATTGGTGTTCCATATAACAAACCAAATAGAAACAAAGCAGCATCTGGACAACCTCTTGTCTAATAAATGACATAAATTTTTATTATAAGTAGATGGACTTCTTCGGAAGTCCATCTTATTTTGGAGTTCGTTATGCAAGAAAATATTAAACAACTATATGATCAATCCCAACGAGACAGAGAGCATGCTCATGCATATCACTCTCTTGTCTTCGACATAGAGGCATTCGCCCAACGTCTTGTATTCAGATGTGCAATGGCTGCAAAATTAGCACAACTTGAAGGACGAGATGCATACACAGATATTATGCAAAAGTATGGTGCAGAAACTGCAACAAACGAAGGTGGTCAACAATTAAACTTCCACAAAGTTGGTGAAGAGATTCCATTGGTCGGTGAGGAAATAAATGAATTGACTCCCAACCCTATTGATGATATAATTGCTCAGAAACTAGTGGAACAGGTAAGACAAAGAGCACTAAAATGATACAACAACCACATACTGAAGGCGAAGAAACTCGTTTAGCAGATGTGGTAGTTTACCATAATGGTAGACGCATAGAATCTGATAAATGGGATGTAACTCTCTTTATAGAATCATGGTCTGATTTACTATCACTCACTGCTCCACAGTTTATAGATAAACAGGTAAGAGTAATTAAAAGAAGTGATTGGCTCAAAGGGAAGTATATTGAACCAGTTAGACTAACATGTAGATTATGTAATCAACCCATTGCGATATGTATGGGAGAGTGCGACATAGATAAGTTTTTAGAGTTAATTTAAGGAAACACATGGACATGGCACAAGCAGCAACATTCTTGGGAGCATCAATATTATTGAGTGTCGGCATACTGGTACTAGCAATATTGGTCATCATACTCAATAATCTATTCAGCAGATTCTGGAAGCCAGTATTGGTCATGAGATTCCATGATCCATATTATCCGCGTGCGACTGATCCTCTATTAGAGAAAGTTGAACCAGAATTAGAAATATCAACAGAGATTAAACCGACAGTGAACAAGAAAGTTTAAGTATGGAAGCAGAATTGATAGATATCATCGAGCGACTGCGTAATATGGCAATGGCTGAGCGTGATTCAAATAAAGCACATGATATAAAAAGAATAGCAGACGATCTTTATGGTGTGGTTATGAAGATGATGGACGACGGTAAATGAGACACGATCTATTTGCTACACCTATATGGGTTAAAGATTATCCAGAAATGGACACAACACCAATATTAAATTTATGTAGAGAACTAAGAGATGCAGATCCAAATGGTCGTATCATATCCAATCGCAACGGTTGGCAATCTGCTGATATATATTCAGACACAAATAAAGAGCTAGAAGAATTAGAAAAATATATCTTACAAAACTCAATTGAATTATTAAGTCAGATGGGATATAATACAGATATCCATGTTACTAATTTTTGGTTTAATGTAAATAATGAAAACTCTGTTAATCTTCCACACATACATGATAACTCAATATTGTCTGGTGTATTTTATCTGTCTTTAGGAAAATCTCCAGGATTTTTAACATTTCATCGTGAACATAAAGACACTTATATTCTCGCATCACATAAAACACATCGTCTTACATTACTCAATTCATCAACAATCGCATATGCACCAGTTGAGAAACGATTAATCTTATTCCCTGCATGGCTTCCACATAGTGTAGATACTAGCGGAACCAACGAACCAAGAATTTCAATGGCATTCAATATCAAACAAAAATGAAACAGTTCTGCGTGTTCTCGACTAATGATATGTTCGAGCATGTGATCAACTGGATACTACAAAACAAACTACAATACACAGTACACAAGACTGGAATCATCTTCGGTGTTCCAGATGAACTAATGAATGAATTTAAAGGTAAGTGGAATGCTTACTGCTCTGATGTGAAGGAATGATATGGCAATCACAGGAAGGAATTATTCTACGGCATATATGGATGCTATAGATGATTTTACATTTCAGACATATGATTATGTAATCGGTGGAAAGATGGTTGTTGGTAAGGTTACCATATCAGAGACATTTCGTGAGATGATTGAGAATGGAGATGCTGAAACAACACAAAAATTTAAATCTCAATTGATCCATCAAATGGCTGACTATATGTTAGAGAATAGACTGGTTGAATTCACATACCAAGACGATCCAAACACATTAAGTAGACAGGTATCAGTGAGAGCATACTTAGCACCAGACGATCAGGTAAAGATTCTTAGAGTGGCAAACAAAATCGTATAAGGAGATCCAATGTTAACAAGAGAAAAGTTAGAACACCATGTGGCTGCACTTGAACATAAACATGAAGAACTTGATAGACGATTACAGAAAGAATTTCTACCAGAGTACATTTCGCATGTACTGAAGAAAGAGAAGCTGCTCTTGAAGGATGAGATTGAGAAGAACAAAAGAAACATGGAATTGTTGTGAAGATATTCGTTATTGCTGGGACTTTCGTTGAGTTCAGTTATTATATTCGTGATAAAGTACTTGATAAGCATTATGTGTATGTGTCGAGTCCAGAGACGCTATATGGACACAAAGATATTCATGGTGTGTTCATTGGCTCATGGCGTAAACGAAAAGACATAGTGGAGATATTGGATGCAATACTCACTCGCACCACCAACACAGATGTGATTAAAGATCTATACAAACAAGTTATACCTTCACCAATCTCTGTAACATACAAACCATACAACACAAGCCGAACTATCCAAGAACTGCACGATGAAATTGCATACTTGATAGCAGAATATACAGAAAGAAATTGATGATAAAGTGGTACGAAATATCATATCCAGCTGAACCATACGATGTAGTGGAAATTTGGTCAGAAGAACGAATCATACGTGAGTATTGGCCATACTGGAAAGGTAAGATGGACGAGAAATTTGGTGAGGGATACGCTGAAACCACCCATGCCAACTGTATCGATGACTGGATCGTGGGGAATTGGGCTGTGGAAGTGAAGAAACCCCACGACCAGTAGGGTTATTTTCCCGTGTAAAATCAACAACTTACAAGCCTCCAGAAAGGTGTTGTCTTAGTTACCTGTTTACTGTAAGATTCTATTATTGTGAACGATAAATGAAAGGTAACGAAATGACTGAATTCGAATCAAAATGCTACGGTATCTCTACTGATGATATCCGTGAACAGTATATGAATTCCATCACTGCTCGCCTGAGTGGTCTGGAAATGGTTGCGATGGGTGTTCTCTCTGATGCTCAAGAATTGATGTCTTTCGGTAATGCTCAAGCAACCGATCAGGCTCGCAAAAACATCAACATCGCAAAGTTTATCCTGTCTGAAATGATGGATGCAAAGGAGACTGTATGAAAATTCGTGCCATCGTGAATGGTGTTAGTTTTTACACCACATCCACTGCAATCAAACAACGTCGTGTCGGTGACTTCTCACTGCAAAATGATGCACTGTCATACGTGCTCGAATGCATGGGAAAGCATGCTGGTTTCGGAACCACTGTTCGATACTACGACCACAAAATGCAACAACATAAATTTGACATCCAACTCTCGAAAGTATAAAATGACTCTACGTGAATTGCTGGTTGAACGTATCCTGTTTGAATGTGATAATCAGTCACTGATTCGTGACTATGGTATCACTGAAGACGAAGTGGAAGAATTGTCTGATATAGATCTGTTTGAGATTTATGAAGACGCCATGGGTGTTAACGATATCACAGAGGTATAATTATGTATACAGTTGAATGGCATGAGAAGTTGTATGTGTGGGAAGTTGTTCGCTGGGATGTACCTGTCAATGGTGTGCGTGCTGGTACTGCAGTTGCTCGATTCAAAGAGAGCGAACGAAATGAAGCCCATGAAGTTTGCGACTGCTACAACATGGAAATTGAACAAGAAATTTATAGCGAGTTTGGATGATGAATAAACGACTTGAAGTCTTAAAACCCACAAACGATGACTGGTGTGGTTCTTATATTGTTGGAGATTGGCCAAGCTCAACTGGTCCAGGATCAGTTGAACAGATGTTTGTTTCAGTCGTGTTTAATGGTATGATCGGTGATGGAACATGGCGTACCTGTGTTTGGGGCACTGATGATTGCGGTATGGAATACGACTGCGACAATGGAGCAGAGTGCTTGGAGAAATTTCTTCAAGTAATTGGTATGGACTATGTTGACATGGAAGAGTTGACAAATATTGGCTTTGTGAGTGCATGATGACGACACGATGGATTGAGAATTGCGCTGCATCGGATGTTAGCACTGGTTATCACTATGACTGTGGTGAGAACTCCATGCTGATTAGCATTACTGATCCAGCTGGTTGGAAGCCAAAGAAGCACCACACATTCAAAGAGATTCACGAGTTTGAATTCTTGGATGCTGAGGACGAAGATGGTTTTCCAGATGAAGCAAAGATTAGCGATGAGCAGGCAGAGCAGATAGTTGCACTCTTGCGTCATGCGTTGGTTCAACATATGAACGTGGTGGTGCACTGCTTTGCTGGCATCTGTCGTTCTGGTGCAGTAGTGGAAGTTGCAAAGATGATGGGATTCACACCCACAGATCGTTTTCGTGAACCGAATCTGCGTGTAAAGCAAAAGATGATTAACGCATTAGGAGTAGACAATGTTACCAATGGGTGAGGATATCACAATATTAATGTTGATGCTATTTCCAATATCTGCTTATGCAGATCTCAATAGTTGCACCAAAATTACCAATCTTGACAAGAAAAACTATTGTATGGCGTCGTATAGTGGAAGTGCAGCATTCTGTGATAAGATAAAAAGCTATGAGTACAGAATGACCTGTAATAGAATGGTTATCGATAAACAAAGAAAATCAGCATATCAGGTGGACAAACCACCAACAAAGTAACTACGGAGTACAACATGGGTGAAGTAAGAGTTTGGAAAGATAAAGAAGAGTACATCGATATACTGGAGAGAGAAATCGCAGTCCTGAGAACTCGATTCAATCCAGATATGGAAGGCACTGGTCACTACAATACAGCAATCTCTGTGCTGGAAGATCGTGTAAAGGAAATTCGTCGTGAAATCACATGGCCATTCCCAATTGAATGATATTCAGTCAATAATGGTGCGTATGGAGAGAGTGGAGAAGGTACTGAATTCTGCTAGGTCTCAGTGGGCAAAAGACTATTGGACTTATGTATTTCGATACCTGCATCGTCAACTAAAGTATAGGGCGCAAAAATAATGTTATTCTCATTGGGACTATTACTGGGTATTTTTATTGGTGTGGCAATCTGGATTTTAATAAAGGACTAAACCTATGGAAACTGCAATCTTTATACTGTGCATCGTCGGAGCAATTTTTGTTATCGCTGGTATGGTGGCAATTATGACCACTACTCTAGTGGATGATGATGATTCCATGGGAAGAAAATGAACGAACGAATTAAAAAACTT